CAAACAGGTCAGTCCCCACCGCCTCATAAGCGGACTGAAACTCCTTAAAGTCACCGCCGAGGTTATCCTGCATGATTTTAACCAGCTCTTCCGTTTTACCGTCCGAGGCTTTCAGCGTGGCGGTCAGCGTATCCAGTTTTCCGCTTGCTGCCGCTGCCAGTAAAACGTTCGCTGATTTCAGGGCTTCCTCACCAAAAATGGTTTTAAGGTATTCCCCCTTCTGAGACGTTCCCAGCTTGTGTTTATCAAAGCTGGCCTGAATCTCTTTCAGAATGGTGAACAACGGACGCATATTTCCCTTTTTGTCCGAGGTTTTAACGCCAAGCTCTTTGAGTGCATCCCATGCTTTTCCAGTCGGTGCCTGTAATCGGGTGACAACGGCACTGCTACCCGTACCCGCCATTGACCCCCTGATGTTATTGTCATGCAGCACACCTGTCATGGCCGCTGCCTGCTCAAGACTTACACCTGCCGTCCTCGCAACCGGCCCGAGGTAAGTCAGTGCATCACTGAGCCCCTGAAAATCAGCCGCCGACTTATTCATCGTTGCCGACAACACGTCGCCCACATGGCTGACATCATCATTTGACAGTTGAAAGGATGCCTTAGTCCCCAGCAACAGTTGCGCGTTTTCTTCCATCGACCGCTGATTCGCCAGTGCCATATTCAGCGTGACCGGCGTTGCCGCCTGAATAGCCGCAGCATCTCCACCCGCTTTCGCAATGATAATCTGCGCACCGGCCGCATCATCCGCCGAGGCGGCGGTATTATCGCCGAGCTGGCGCGCCTGCTTGCGTAGTGCAGCCATTTCGGCGGAGTCTTTTGCCACACCGAGCACAGCCTGCAATTCTGAGTTTTTCTGCGCAAACTCATAACCGGGCATCAGCAACTTAACTCCGGCCATCGTTCCCGCCGCCGCAATCCCCACACCGGCAGCGCCCACTGAGGCCATATTTCCGGCCAGTTCCTTTCCGGCCTGATAACGCTGTTTGACTGCGTTAAGTTTTGCCTGTTGCGCACTGACACGCGCCAGCGCGTCGCGCTGACGGTTAAGCTGTGCGGTGGTTTCACTGATACGGTTTTTCAGTCCCTGCTCATCATGTGCAAGATTGCGGGTATTAATTCCCACAGCGGCCAGTTCCCGCTGCTGGCGTTTAACGGAATCCGTCAGGCGGTTATATTTCGCCTGTAAGTCCTCCGCCGCACGCTTTGCGGATTCCAGCACTTTCGCCTGAGCACGTGTCGGACGTTCGGTGTTTTTAAACTGTGTGGCAAGGGCTTCGGCCTCCTGCCGTGCCTTTTCAAGTGCATGACCAGTCACGGCGAGCTGTGCACTGGTCTTGCGAAATCCCTCAATACGGGATGCCTGACCGTTCAGCTCGCGCAGTGATTTTTGTGTTTCCCGGATATCCGCCGACAGCGATTTGCTCGCTGTGCGGATGGATTTAAACGGGCGGGATGCCTGGTCAACAGCCCTGAGCAATACCTGTAATTTTACATTGTTACTCATTCGTGTTTCCGCTTCGCCGGAGCGCCTTTTCGCGCCATGTGATGAGTTCGGTCAGGCTCATGGGATACAGTTCTGATGGCGGCCAGTGAAATACCACTGCCACATCCGCCATCAGGTCATCGACCGAGAGATTTTTTGGAAACGTCACTGCACCGAGTTCGGCGACAAAAAACCGACCACCTTACCAGCCAGCGCCACAAGGTCAGGCAGTTCCAGCGCGGCGACTTCCTGCTCGGTCAGCATCGGTGCCGTCATGCGCGGCAGCACCTTAATCAGTGCATCGACTTCGGAGTTCGCGACCGCTGCCAGACTGACACCACGCAGCGTCCCGGCATTGGGTTTCATCAGCGTGACCTGTTCGATAACCTGCTCACCACGTTTGACCGGATTGTCCAGGGTAATGACATTTTCTTTGTTCATGGTTTTCTCACTTATGAATCGGGGTTAACCGGTCAGCCAGGCTGACCGGATGAAAATCACAGGCCGATATTGCGGCGGTGTTGCTCCAGCCGGTCGACGCCGTTCACCTTCTCAATCATGTTGATGGTGTCAATTTCGACCAGCTCCTTACCGTCCATCGTCAGCCGGAAATAGGTGCAGACCACGGAGATTTTCGACTCAGTGTCTTCTCCCTGTTTACCCTCGCCAGTGTCGATTTCTTTCTGACGTCCACGCATGACCACCTCGACGGCCACCGTTTCGCCGGTATCGTCGCGCTGGTAAGAGCCTGCAAAACGAATCGGTACGGCATCCACACCGGTTGCGGCGTAAAGTTCCCAGATAACCGAATCCGGGAAGCCCCCGAGCGACCACTCCATTGACAGCGCATCGTCATCAAGGCCGAGGTCTACCGGTGCGCTGCCGTTCATCCCCGCACCGCGATAGTTTTCGAGCTTACGGGTCAGTTTTGGCAGCGTGACGGACTTTGCAACGCCCTGATAGCTGTAGCCGTTCAGAAAGACGTTCATTAACTTGAGTTTGCGCGGCATTGCCATCGGTCAGGCTCCTTAATTGCTGTTAACCGAGGTGACCAGATTTGCCAGATATTTATCAGTAATACGCTGGCGCAGGGTCAGGTTTTCGAGAGGAGGCACCGGGGTATAGTCATAGTCGATATACAGTTTTCCGGCCTTGAGGGTTTCCGCATCGTTGGATTCTTCGCTGAACCAGCAGGTCGCATCCACGATATAGCCGTTTGTTTTCAGCTCACGGAATTTGGCATTGATGCCGTCAACGATGTCGCGAATCAGCGTTGCAGTGATGGGCTTGTCCACCGCCCACATGTGCGCCTCAGCCATCGTGTCGGCCAGCACCTGCGCGGTGCGGGTGTAGTTTTCAAAGAGGAACAGCGGGTCATCGGAGCAGGTACGGTTACCCCAGAAGCGGAAACCGTCGCGGCGAATCAGCGTAGTGACGCCTGACTCGTTAAGCAGGTCAGCATCGGTGCCGGACTCCTGCAAATCCCAGAAGACGGATGCGCTGATGCCGGTAACACCGTTCACCCCGACATTGGACAGCGTTTTATGCCAGCCCTGCTCCTGGTCGATTTTAGCGCGCAGACCCAGCGCACGGGCGGTGGCATACGCGGTGGCGGTGGTACTGGTGACCGTATCCCATGCGAGGAAATCCGGCCAGATGACCATCAGCTCACGCTGGCTGAAATTCTGGCGGTAGGCTTTCACCTCGGAAATAGTCTTACAGCCCCATGCGCTGATATACCCGAAAGCGCGCAGCTTCTGACAGACTGATGCCAGTGCAACAGCCACCTCTTTGGTGTCCAGTCCCGGCACGCCGAGAATACGCGGTTTAACACCGGTTACCGACTCTGCCGCCAGCAGGGCTTTCAGTCCGGTGTACTGACCGTTTTCGTCGGTGGTGCCGATGATATTGGAAACGGTCTGCGCGAGTTTCGTTTCCTCGTCGTCACCGGTGCCGTCTTCCACACGCACGACAACGGTGACCGGTTTTGACTGGTCGGCGATGGCCTGCAACGATGCCGCCAGCGTGCCTTTTTTACCGGCCTTTGCAATTGCGCTCTGCACATTGGTAATCAGCACAGGTTTATTGAGGGGGAAGGTTTCCGCATCCGCATCGCTAGCCGTACAGACCATGCCGACAACGGCAGTGGATACGGTGGAAATGACGCGGGTGCCGTCGTTAATCTCCAGCACCTGCACGCCGTGATGATAGTCACTCATCCGTTTAACTCCGTGGTTAATGGGTGCAACTATTTTCTGTTGGGCAGTGCATGAGACGCTATTTGACCTGGCTGGTCAGTGGATGAAACAACAGATAAAGAAAAGGCGGGCAATTCGCCCGCCTGTCCTGATTTGTACTCACTCATTTTCCGACTGACAATTTACATAGCCCAAACGCTATCAAATCTGACAGTCTGCTTTGGGTAAACTGATAATGGGCAGAGCTTTGTATGGCTAACTTCAGCATGATACCTTACAGTCAAGCTGACAAAAGGCGGAATGATTATTCGTTGATACACATCCTCCTGTAAGGAAACAAAGCATGTATAAAGAACTTATAGAACAGAGACTGAATGAGGCAAAAGCCGCCAGAGCTGCGCTGAGCAAGACTAATGGTGTAATTGTCGAAAAAACACATAACCCTGACCGCGGACTGTATCTCGTTAATTATGCCAATTTACTTATGAACAGGCAGATAGACATCTTCGATGATGCGCTTCTCCTCCTCGAAAACGAACGATACCAAAGCGCTTGTATTGTTAGCCGAGGAATGATTGAAACTCATGCCTTCTCACGACTCTTAAACAAGAAAGTAGAGAAAATTTTGACTACCCAAAATGGCCACGCAAGTGTAGATAACGCTATCGAAGTTATATTGAACTTTACGAATAGTTCTCGATTTAAAAAGTCAGAGCAAGAAAAGATTCAGAAAGGAGTATTTGACCCGAACGACTACATGTTTACTGAGGAGGCTAAATATCGTTTTGAAAACCTACTTGCTGTCAGTATGCATGTGATGACTGCTTTACGCGAACTCTATAAAGATGAGATGAAGCAGACTAATCAGATGGAAAGTGATTTTGAACTGACTTATGACATACTTAGCGAATATGTTCATCCTTCACAAACGAGCATCTACCACTACTACACACCTGAAACCCACTTAGTTCCTACTTCAGTTGGTAATATTCATGCTTATGTGCATGCTCAGCTACAATGTGTGAGAGCGCTACTTTTCATATTAGAAGCAAAGAGTCAACATTATTGGTCTACACAGTTAGCAAATGAGATGACCAAACGAGCTAAAGAGTAAGGCCTAAGCCCTGCAATGTGTTTATTTGAAAAATATTTCAATTTTTTCTTTGTATGCTGTAAATGACCTGAGCCCCTCTGACCAGAGAGCCTTGATGTTATCAATGTCCGCTCTTGGCACAGAGCGGACTGTCAGATTAGGGGTTACTCTGTGTTATAGATATGTGAGCTCACACCAGAGTTTATACAGCTTATTGTGGCATTTCCGGCCATTCAGGATTTGCAGGATCCACACGACTGACCAGAACGCTGTAGCGTTCCCATGCTTCCAGTCGGCTGCGTTCCTCATCTGTTGCCATATTCAGCCTGACAGCGCGCTCCAGCGGCAAAATTACGGATTCAGCTTCGGAAAGCAAAGCTGCCTTCTGTAATTCCGCCTGTTGTTGCTGTTCATCTGCCGTATAAATCCGTTTAACCACAGCACCATCCTTAAACATCCATTTACCTGAGTCGTCAGCACGTCGGTTGGAGGTAATATCAGGAACCTCAACAACGCTAAAACCTTCAGGATTAAGCGTTGAAGCATCTCTGGTGATAGCGACAATAATATTATTTTCATCGTAAACAATCTTTATTGTGTCTGGCTGAAAGTTCTTCACTTCCTCATACCAGTTTTTTCCGTCTTCGGACCATAACCAGATAACATCAAAATTCTTTGTTAGCTGATATTGCTCTTTTGTTTTTGGATTACCTGACTTAATGTTCTTTAAATGCTGCATAACTTACACCTGCGCAACGTTATACCATGTGCCATTGATGTATTTTTGTATCGGCCTGAAGATGGCTTCATCATCGCCATCCACTTCACCAATGATTCTTAATCCGGTAATCGTGTGTCCGGCTTTTTCATAACGACCACCTCGCGCCATCAATTGAACAACTCGCGTACCCAGGCGAACATCTTTCACATAGCGGGAATCAAAATTCCCCCAGTTGCTGGGTTGCATCTGACCGTTAACAGCAAATATTACCGAGTTATCTGTATTTCGCTGGCTATAGAAATGCCATCCGGCCTCATCGCCTAACTCTGCAACCACTGGACGGGTGGAAGCACCCCATAAATTAAAGGTAATATTCTTCGTGGATGTGTTAGAGCTGGATAGCGAGAACTTTTTACTATCCCCTGCCTGAATATTTTTAAAAGCAATAGCCACTCCATTCTGAAAACGGAATACTCGCTGACTGTTAGCATAAACATCAAGAATACCGTCTCCATTCTGTTTAAATCCGGTATCATTATCACCAAGAACAATTGAGCTACCACCTAGTGCATTCGTCGTACCAACTCCAAAACAGCCATTAATGACGGCATTAACAAGAATATTTAGTGCATCCCATTTCAACGTCATCAGGTCTTTTGTTGTGGTACTCTGGCGGCTTCTCCATTTGAAATATTCATTGCCGTTATCCCCCGTTTCAAACCACATGTATGAATCAGTGTCACCATCGGCATCATTTTTAAATCCAATCTTCGCCCAGTCAGTATTTCGAATCCAGGCAAGGATTGAGTCGTTTTCAAAAGTAAGTCCACCGGACAAGGTATCGCCATTTTTTTGCACGGCGTTCCCGGCTCGGTTTACCGTTTCCTGTAAACCGAGATATTCGATAACGGCGGCAACGGTCGATTTAGCCAGAATATCCCGCCCGACTTTTGTCAGGGTCGCCAGGCTGGCAACATCATTCCCCGTAAAATACGGAAACCTGTCTGCCGCAGTAGCAAGCCCCGCCAGCGCCGTCAAAGTGGCATCTTTCGGTTGCTTACCCGCAAGCGCATTAGTCATGGTGGTAGCAAAATTCGGGTCATTGCCCAGCGCCGCCGCCAGCTCGTTCAGCGTATTCAGTGCGTCAGGCGACGAGTCTACAAGGGCGGCAATCGCGGCCATAACGAAAGCCGTGTTTGCGATCTGAGTATTATTCGTTCCCTGTCGCGCAGTTGGCGTCGTTGGCGTTCCGGTCAGTGCAGGGCTGTTTAATGGCGCTTTTTTGTTCGTTTCATCCATTACCGTCTTAACGGCTTTTGGTGTTGCGGCGAGCGTTTCAGACGTGCTGTTGGTGGCACTACTGAGCTGGACAAGGCCTTTTCGCGCTGTGGTGGCGTCCTGTGCGGTATATTTCCCGTTAGCCAGGTCATACGCGGCCTTTACCGCTTTCGGCGTTGCGGCCAGTGTTTCAGACGTGCTGTTGGTCGCACTGCTTAACTGAGTAAAACCTTTTGCGGTCAGCGAGGCGTCCGGGTGACGTCGTGACTGTTCATGTTCTGCAATTTTGTCATCAACGTAATCCTGCGTCGCCATCACCGTTGTGGTGTCAATGGTCAGCTCCACTGAGGCCACACTGCTGACGATGATGACCATGCGACAGGTCTGCGAACGCCCTGAGCCTTCGGCAAGAGCTGGCTTATAACTTTCGGCCATGTTCGCCACGGCAATTAACGTTCCAGCATCATCGTACAGGCCAAGCTCACGCATCCAGAAACCGCCCACCTCCGGCGGAATAACCAGCTCTGCGATAATATAATTACTGTTTCGTTTGTCCTGGCTGATTTTGTTCAGCGCATGTCGCCAGACTTCGTGGATAAGCCCGGTCTGTCCGGCATCCGGGACAGGCAATTTACCACCGCCATCCCCGACGGCCATCGTGGTAATGTTGACCTTCCGCCCTCCCGGCGCGGTTGCCGCTGCCAGCTTTGCTGCACCGGCAGTGGTGATAACGGTTTTAAATTTCGTGCTCATTATTCCTCACTTATCCGGGGTAAACCGTAATTACATCGCCGTCGTAAGCCACACCACCGGCGAACAGATAGCCGGGAATGTCCCGGGTAATGTTCAGGCCAATAAGGTGGCGGCTTGCAGGTTTGGCATCGGCAATCAGCCGTTCCATTTCCTGATACATTGCCTCCGTGATGCCGCTTTCCAGTACACCAATATCAAGCCGGAAGGTGCCTGGCGGGTCACTGTTTTCCCACCACTCCGTCACGTTGATGAGATAGCCGAGCGGCTCCACCACACGCCGGATTGCACCTATCGTGCCCTTATGACAGTGGATGAAATAGGCATCGCGGATAACGGCGCGTTTTGTCGCTTCCGGCCACTTTTCATCCCACCTGTCGACCGAAAACGCCCACGCCAGCCACGGCAGCAGATTTCCCGGGCAGGTGTCCGGGTTCCACAGTTCACGAATACTGACCGGCGTTTTTTCAATTTCCGCACAGGCTTTTGCGGCGGCGACTTCAAGCGGTGATGAGCCGGTCGGCAGCAGGCGCTCACTCATCCGAGCCTCCGGTCACGACGCGGTATTCGGTACAGAAAGACGCCTGCGTACTGTTGAGCACAATGTCGGCCAGTGGTGCGGCCAGCTCGACACGCTGCACGCCTTCCACATGCAAAGCGGCATAAATGGCAGACAGACGGATGTCGCGCCCCAGCCGGTGCTGCGCCGTGATGTACGCTTCCAGTTTTTTCACGGCAGCAGCGCGGATGGGTTCGCTTTCGGGACCAGGGTAAAGGTAAAGCGTGGCGTTTATCTGGTATTCAACAATGGCGGCAGACTGCACGGTCACGCGGTCGGCCACCGGCCTGACGTCCTCGCCATTAAGGGCGTTACGCACCACGGCCAGCAGGTCTTCGGATGCCACACCGTTATTTTCACGTGACAGCACAGAGATGGTGACGCAGGCCGGAGACAGACTGGTGACAGAAATATCCGCGACACGCCCGTCGGCACTGCGACCATGATACTGATAGGCCCCCACCGACCCGGCGACGCTTAAACCTTCAAACGCCTGCTGAATACGCAGACGATAATCAGTATCAGATTCCATCACGGCCGGTGTCGGCGGGAGGGTCGAATCATCTGCCGGGGTGATAATCAGGCGTGTGGTGTTGTAATTGGCACCAATCACATCAAGGTCATTACCGGCGGCACAGGCCAGCATCACCGCCCGTGCAGCCTCATTCACACGCTGACGCCAGATAAGCTCACGATAAGCATTTTCCTCCAGCAGTTTGACGAGAGGCTCGGATTCCAGCGTCAGGGTACGGGCGACCGCCTCCTGCTGGTCTTCCGGGTAAAGGGAAATCAGTGTCGCCTTGCGTTCAGCGAGAATGGTTTCAAAGTCCAGCTCCTCGACCACATCCGGTGCGGGTAGCTGGTTCAGGTCGATAATCGGCATGGTTTCAACTCACAGGGATGGTTAACGAAAGTGGCTGGCCGGTGTCGTTGTGCTGGCCGGTTAACGTGACCGTCATTCGCCCGTCAAAACTGCGCTCAGTGGTGACGGATGACAGGGTGACGCGGGGTTCCCATTTCAGCACCGCCATGTAACAGGCGACCTTAATCTGCAACTCAAGCGCCGGGGTCTGCGGCTGGTCAATCATTGATGCCAGCAACGAGCCGTAATCACGACGCATCACCCGTGAGCCGACCGGTGTGCGCAGGATATCGCCGATACTCTGGCTGATATGCTCAAGGTCAGTGACAGTCAGGCCATCACTGCGATTCATTCCGAGATAACGCGCTGTCATAAAGGACTCCCGGTTGTGCCGCCGCTGTCGCCGGGGTGTTTATGGGTATGCAGTACCTTACCGTTTGATGAGAGTTCACCGCCGGTGTGTTCAATGTTGCCGCGCATCGTCCCGCCCTTCTGCACTTCCAGCGTGCCGGTAATCAGCCTGTTGGTGCAGACCACCTCCGGGGTGTCCAGGGTGACGCGGGTTGATGCTTTCACCATGACCACCGGCACCGTGGCAGTAACAGAATCAGAAGCCGTCACGCTGGCCGTTTTAATTCCGCTTACCGTGAGTGCACTGGTTTCGGGTTCATATTCAATCACCGCCCCGTCAGGGAAACGGATATGCAGGGCATCCGCCGACACAGACGGCGAGGGGTTATCGCCGGAATAAATCCCCGGCAGAACGAACGCCGTGTCGAGTTCACCGCCCACGGCCAGAATCAGCACCTGCTCCCCCACGGAAGGTGCCCACCATGTGCGCGAACGACCGGCACGATGGGTCAGCCACTGAAGCCAGTCAGTGCACATGCCGCCGGTCTGCACACGGCAGCGACCGGCGTTAAGGTCGGTTTCGACGATAATGCCGGTGCGAATCATGTTGCGCAGTGCGCGCGCGAGTTCCTGAATATTTGCGAGAGTGTTCATGCATGTGAGATTGCACAATATATAAAAGTTATGCTATCTGGATTCATTTGTAGAACTACCAGACAACATTCAAGGAGAGCGTAATGGTCAGCTATAATGTGACTAATGTGTGGGGGCTAATCGTTTTTTTCCTTTGTAGCTTTGCAGTATTAGCATTTTTTAGCTTTGGTAAAAGTAACCTTATGAGGCTTATTGCACATTATTTCAATTTTGGATATTCAGACAAAAAATTAAAAAGACTTGACCGCGAGTGGCGCGACATTCAACTATTTAAAATAATTAACGGAATCAATGTATCAGGCATTGAAAATGTGAGAATGATACAGCAGGGACTGATTGATGGAAAACTAAAAACATCGTATTTTTTCCTTACTCGCATCTGGGGTGACATAACAAAACCACCACACATAATTAAAACAATAATTGTAATTCTGGCCAGTATTTTTTACATTCTCCTCGCATGTTATATACACAACAAACAATCCGCTATAGTAAGAGATGCCATAGGCATACCATATAAAAATATGATGTACTATGTTTATAGTGACAAAGTTCTTTTATCCTTCAACAATAAAACAGTTGAATTCAATAAAACTTATAGCCTTGCCGATTGCAAGAGGCTACGAAACGTATTTATAAAAGACACACTTCCTGAGATCGCCTGCAATAAGCTCTTACAGCTAAACGAGGAGGACTCCGAATGGTTAAGCCAGGAGATTAAAGATAATAACAGTCACAAAAAAGCATTATTAATACTATCCCTCGTCTATTTCACTTCAGGTCTGGTTATATTCCTGTCATATACAAAATTCTTTTACGCCAATAAGAAGGTTTTAGAATACAAAGCATCAAATAAAAATCACTCATAAACCTCTAAACATTGAGCGACCAGCATGGCCGCTCAATGTTTAATTGCGCATCAGCCTCTGCCTGGATAAAACTAACGCTCAAGGTGAGCCAGGATAATCTCTTCAATCATCTGCACATCCTCACCGGTAAAGCCGAGCAGAGGACGCGCCGGATAATCAATTTTCTTACCGTCTTTCCGGGTTTCTTCCGACAGACCGAACTGATGCACACTGGCGATTTTCGGCGACTTCCCGCCGTAAAATTCCATTGATGCCTGTTCCGGGCTGGCGCGGATATGCAAAAAACGACTGGTGATAAGTTTCGCAAACATTTTTCGCTTAACACGACCGGTCTTTTTTCTGGCGCTCTGCTGCTGGCGTGGTGCGTAGGGTGTGCCGTCGGGGGCTTTCTGAGCCATCACCCGACGCTGCTGACTCTGCCGCAGACGTTTCGCCAGTTCGGCACTCAGTCGCCGACGCCCTGACGGTGACAGCGATTCAATCAGTCCGGTCAGCCGGTCTTCAAAACGCTTAAACTCATTCATCCCACTTGCTCACCAGTTCGCCATTGATATAAAGCTCCATCGGGCGGTTGACCGGCTCCGGCGGCGGGGGTTCCGGGATATTCTTCACATGCAGCGCGCCGTCCACCTCACTGACCAGCGTGCGCTCGGTCAGCATCAGGCTGATGCTGATATCAAAGCTGCTGTCATTGTTGATGTCTGCATAAAACGTGAAGCCCTTTTTCTGGCCTGCGTCGGTGGTCATGATGTCGGGCTGATTTTCCCGCAGCCACGCCAGCACCGGCACAATGAGCAGGTCAAAATCACCGGTAAAGTCGGTCACAATGACATTGAGCGTGTAACGCTTTTCGAATGACAACGACGCCGCCAGCGTGGAGGCAATACTCCCGTTATCCACGAATATCCGCAGCATCTCGGGGTTAGTTTTCAGCACCGTGACGGCATCAGTCAACGCCCTGCGCAGGCTGTCGGGTTTGAGCATCGTTTTCGTCCTGACAGTGTTTAATCATTTTTACCTGGCTGGCACAGCGTGCCAGCGCGTTCTCAAGCTGCCGGATATCGGCACTTAAATCGCCGTTCGTCTCCGGGTCACTGCCCGGCATCGGGCAAAGGCTCACTTTCGGGCAGGCGTTGTGGACAATCACTGGCGTCAGTGCAGGCCGGACGCTGGTGCAACCGGCGCACAGCATCAGGCAGGTCAGCACCATACCAGCGGCGAAAATCTTCGTTTTCATTGAGTAACCTCGTGATGGTTTTCTCGCGCTGTGCTTCACGCTTCGCGGCGTTCTCCAGCTCCTGACGCAGAGCCACCTGCGCCAGCTCGTTTTTGTCTGCCCTGGTGAGGGCAACATGAAGCTGATTTTTCAGCATGGTGATGGTCGTCTGCTGTTCACTGGCGACGTTGTTCACCCTGTCCAGCGAGGCGCACAGGCTGGCGTTTTCATGCTTCGCCAGAAACAGCCCCACCACCGCCAGCGATAACAACACAACCATCACAATCATCAGCTTTGACATGGTTCCCGCCCCTCAAGACGCTGACGGCAGGCCTTACGTATCAGCCGGAAGAACACCGACGCCACGAGATAAATCAGCGCGGTAAAAATCCACCCGGCAGCGACCAGCGAGATAAATGTCGCCACCATCACCACCAGAGCCGCCGCCCGTCTGCACCACGGCACCGGCTGCAAAAACAGCGACGCGACAATCTTCACGGCCAGCGATTCCGGCGGCAGCTCCCGCCCGTAGCGTTCCAGCACATACTCAGTGGCATACACGCCGACACCACCGGCAACCACACAGGTAACCGTCGCCAGAATCGCCCAGGCGGCGACAAAACTGACGGCCACGCTCTGCGGGTAAATCAGGGACAGTGCCAGCATCAGCGCCAGCGACACGTTCAGCATCAGTGAAAGGGATAATTTCTTCATGGTGTTTACTCCGTTTAAGCCGGTACGCCGCCAGCGGTACGCCAGACGGTGACCAGTTTTTCCAGTGAATGCTCACGCTGACCGTAACCGGCACCCGGCAGGGACGCCCAGATATTGCGACAGCGTGAAATGGCGCGCTCAATGCGTCCCGCCCGGATGTCATCCAGTGCACCGCGTTCGCGGATCAACTGAATGGCAAGTCTGTCCTGTGACAACGGACTGAAATCCGGCAGGGCAAGCTGTTTGCGGTAGTGCGGCCAGAACAGGTAAAGCTGCTGATAGCGACCGGAGGCCGTGGATTTTTCACCGCGACGGTTAAACACCTTCGCCGGTCGGCCATGCGCGAACGGGTGGTCACTGTAGTCGGTGAAGATTTCCGGCTTTCCGTCCAGTCCGGTGACTATCACGTCATAGCCCCGGTTTTTCGTCAGCGGATGATTCGCCGTCCCTTCGGACACGGCCAGCATGTCGAGAAAGGCGGCGATATTCTGATGCGTGTTAATTACCGGCATTACGGTTTCCCCCTGCCCTTAAAGCGGCGCTGAATGGCAATCTCAATCACCTGATAACCGGCGATACCCAGCATGGAGCCGATGCCGCACACCGCAGGCAGTGACAGGTCAGGAAACTGCACCAGAACAACACCGGCAACCATCGAGACAAAACCACCGAGCAACATGCGCCCGATAAACAGACGCGGGGTGATGGGTTCACCACCGGCAAGCACCTTGCCGACAACAATCAGCACCCCAATCATGAAAAGCGACAGGACGCTTTTTTCTTCTGCTGTCATGCGTTACTCCCACAGATTGACAGTTCCAGCCACGGGCGCGGTCTGAACGTCGGGCAGTTCGACAGCGGTGCCGTGTGGCAGCACCGCACCCAGTTCAGCCAGTCCCGGATTTGCGGCGAGCACGGTCTCAACCACGCCCTCAGTGCGCCCGTAATACCGGACACAAATGGCGTCGAGCGTGTCGCCCTGTAGCGCAAAGGTCTTCATCAGATTTGACTCACGATGCAGCGCGGCTTGTCCTGGATGCGCGCCACCGCCCAGCGCATATCCCGCCACAGTTCATCAATGGTGCTGTCAATGCTGTCAGCCTTCTTGTCGCCTTTCGCACTGGCATCCACGCCGCGATAACGCTCATAAAGCGACGCGGTCGCCATCGCACACACAGCGCGCTCGTAGTAAAAAACCTTGATGCTTTCACCGTCGATGTCGTCCGCCGGGACGTCCGCCAGACGCGTAAAACCGGCGGCAATTTTCTGTTCGCGGTACTCGTACAGCTCCGCATTCGTCTCCGCCATGCCTGACTTGATGGCCTCTCGCAGACGGGCGGGGGCGACGGTCTGCTCAAGGCGCATACGTTCCCGGACGCGCTTCGGGTCGATATCGGGAAAAAAGAACGTGTTTTTAATCACCGGCTCGTCGCCTGCCGGTTGCGGGATGACCACCGTACCCTCACCGGACACGGGAGCCTCCTTTCGCGGAATAATCAGCGTCATCATGACTACCTCTGAAAAGTCGGGCGGTGGACGCCGGTACAGCGTCAGGTGATTCACCCTCACTGACCGGCGTGCCGCCCTGGCGCGGGGCGCATTCGTTGTTAACTGGCTTTCTTTTTCGGGCGTCCACGTTTTGCCGGTGTCGCACTCCGGGTCTTACGCGGGGCGCGGGTGACCGCTTTTGGCTCCGGCTTCGGTTTCAGCTCCCGCTCCAGTCGTTCAATCTCTTTTTTGACGCCTGCCTGACAGTCGAGCTGTGTCGCACGTTGCAGGTGTGCCAGCGCACCTGCGGCATCACCACCGTCACGCAGAAACAGACCGGTGATTTTGTGCAGCTTTGCGCGCACTTCATCAGGCATGTCAGCCGTGGCGGTCAGTTCAAGGGTGTCCGTCAGCAGGCGGGGATCCACAGACTCACCGGCAGCGTGAGCGCGCATGGCCGCAAGCGCCACCTCCTCGGTGAACATGTACGGCGGGGTACGGCGGTGTTTACCCGGCATGGTCAGACCGTACTTCAGGGCATAACGGGCAATCTCCAGCGCACCGGCAATATCGCCGGTATCCAGACGCCACAGCATGACCGTCATCAGAATGTCATCCTGTGCACCTTTGCCCTGCTCCAGCACGCCGTTCACCCACGGCAACCAGAACGGCAGCAGTTCGCGTTTTTTCGCGGCCTTCAGCTCTTTTGAATAAATCGCTTTCAGTGTGCGCTGGTCTGCGGCCAGCTTGACCAGCATCTGCTCATAGACAGTTGCATGTCGCAGCGGGGCGGCTTCCCGCTGCGCGGTCATCGCTGCCGAGACCCGCATCATGTGGCGCTGTGCGGGACTCGTCATCGGTTACGCTCCCGGCTCTGCGGTCGCCTTAGCCGGTGTGGAGAAATCACCGACCCTGATTTTTTCCACCAGACAACCGGCGGCGTAGTCTTCCACCACGTAATCAATGTTCATTGACTCGTAGTTCTCCACGCGGTCGAGTTTCGGGTTTTCCACAATCACGCGGCGATGGCTGTCATCCATGTAGTAGATGGACAGGTTTTCCAGCTTCGTGATGAGCATCGCATCCGCCGGGAAGTACGGGACGCGTACCGCCGGCAGGTTACCGATGCGTTTCTGGCTGATGATGACGTCAGCGGCCAGCATTTCGCTGTTGTCCTGCTCCTTGTTGACGATGGGGAAATACTTGTCCGCCAGTAGCTGACGCCCCACAATCACCACAAGGTCAGGGTCTTCCTGATACCACGGCTCAATCAGGTTGTTGGTCGCATCCATCACCAGTGCATCAAGGCTGGCATAATCACCGCCCTTACCCACGCGGATAACCTCAGAGGTGGTGCGGCCTTCCTCGTCAGTAACCTTGCTCATCACGCGCGCCGGGGCTTCATTGCGGTATTTCTGCAGCCAGCCGACTGCCACATCCTGCAGCATCGGATTGCTGCTGCGGTCAGAGGTTTCGGCACGCTTCACGCCGTTAAAACCGGCCATGATTAAATCAAGGGACTGGCGTTTGATAATGGCGTTACGGATACGGAGCTGGAAATCCTGATAACGCGCCCACAGGTCAAGCGTTTTGTAGCGGATATAAAAATCGAAGTTAATCTGGTCGCATTCGTACTTGTTTGACGCCAGCTTCGAGAAGTCCTTCGGCTGACGCTCGGTGCCACCGGCGGTGTCGGTGGTGCTGGCGATGGAGCCGGTGACACCAATACCAATTTTTTCCCCTTTCATTTCGCTGACCGGCACAATGTTGATGCGGGTCAGAAAGTCAGAGGACTCCTGCATGGTGTTCATCAGGGTCTGGGTGACCGACGGTTCAACGGTGAATTTTTTCGACACATCACCGGCGTCGATGCCGTTCAGTTCGGCAACACGGGACAGGTAGGCATTAAATTTAAAGCGGGTTTCCTGGCGCATAGTTTTTCCTGAAATTAAGGGTTAATCGTGAAGGTTTTCCCGGACTGACTGACGCCGGTCAGCAGTTCGTCATCAGGGCGTCACCGCCACCACCGGTGGCCTTGCTGCGGCGCTGCTGGGTCAGACTTTCGGTGTGGTCGAGACTGTTTTTCAGGCGGGTGAATGCCTGGCTGGTTTCATCCGCCCTGTCAGTCACCTCCTGCTTAAGAGCGGAAAAGGCAGTTTCCATCTCAGCGAGGCGCTGCTCAGTGGCGCTCAGTTTTTCCTGCACATGTTCAGCAACAGCGGTCACCGCTTCATGCACGTCATTCAGACGGGCGTCATCGCTGGCCTGTTTGCGGCCAAAAATGGATTTCACCTTTTCGGTCAGGGCGGTGAACACGGTTTCAGGCAGGTCTTCAAATTCCAGCTCAACGGGCGTTGCCACTGAAATCAGGTTTTCAGAGCTTAATTTGAAGCGGTTCAGAGGGTTGTGTTTTGCCGTGCGGCAGAATTCCAGGTATTCCGTGCCGAGGCTTGCCGGGTCATCGGTGACGGCCAGCCCCACCAGATAACATTTGCCGGTGTTGGCAAAGTTCGGCTGAATTTCCATTGAGGTGTAGACCTTCTGCGCGGCCTTGTTCATCGCGATAAGGTCATCGGTCGGGGTGATTTTCGCAAACAGCGCCCATTTGCCTTTCAGCGCCGAATCATCGTCAATCTTTTCGGCCTTCAGTTCGGCCACATCACCATAACGCTTAAAAATACCGTCAGGCAGGATGCCGCGCAGATGTTCCAGGTTAATGCGGCAACCATAGACACGCGGGTCAAAGGTTTCGGCCATTTCCTGAATATCCTGCGCACTGATGACACGCCCGTCACAGGTGTCACCCTCAACGCCGATACGAAAGAATTTTGAGACTTTTTTTGCCATTGTCAGGAGTCCTGAATAGTGATTAGAGGAGTCACATGTCGGCATCAGTTTCCCGACGATGCGCATCCTCCGCCATCAGTCCCGGATGGCTTATCACTGACACAACAGCACCTTAGCGAATCGCGGGGCGCGACTCAGTAGCCTTGCCCTGTATTCATCACGGCGAGGTATTCATGACCATCACCACAGACACCACTCTTTTACACGACCCGCGTCGTCAGGCGGCGCTGCTGTACTGGCAGGGGTTTTCCGTGCCGCAGATTGCCGCCATGTTGCAGATGAAACGCCCGACGGTGCAGAGCTGGAAACAGCGCGACGGCTGGGACAGCGTTGCCCCCATCAGCCGTGTCGAAATGAGTCTGGAAGCGCGGCTGACCCAGCTCATCATCAAACCGCAGAAAACCGGCGGTGACTTCAAGGAAATTGACCTGCTGGGACGCCAGATTGAACGACTGGCACGGGTAAACCGTTACAGTCAGACCGGCAACGAGGCAGACCTTAATCCGAACGTCGCTAACCGCAACAAAGGCGGGCGTCGCAAACCGAAAAAGAATTTTTTCAGTGACGAGGCCATCGAAAAGCTGGAGCAGATTTTCTTTGAGCAGTCTTTCGACTATCAGTTGCACTGGTATCGCGCCGGGCTTGAGCACCGCATCCGCGATATCCTGAAATCCCGCCAGATTGGCGCGACGTTTTATTTTTCCCGCGAGGCGCTGCTGCGTGCCCTGAAAACCGGCCATAACCAGATTTTTCTGTCGGCCAGTAAAACGCAGGCGTATGTGTTCCGCGAATACATCATCGCCTTTGCCCGTCTGGTTGACGTTGACCTGACCGGTGACCCGATTGTCCTGGGCAATAACGGTGCAAAACTGATTTTTCTCGGCACCAACTCCAACACCGCACAGAGCCATAACGGCGACCTGTACGTCGACGAGATTTTCTGGATCCCGAATTTTCAGGTACTGCGTAAGGTAGCATCAGGTATGGCCTCACAGAGTCACCTGCGCTCGACCTATTTCTCCACCCCGTCCACGCTGGCGCACGACGCCTACCCGTTCTGGTCAGGTGAACTGTTCAACCGGGGACGCGCCAGCGCCGCCGAACGCGTGGAAATCGACGTCAGTCATAACGCCCTTGCCGGTGGTCTTCTCTGTGCGGACGGCCAGTGGCGGCAGATTGTCACCATTGAGGATGCCCTGAAAGGTGGCTGCACACTGTTCGACATTGAGCAGCTCAAACGTGAAAACAGCGCCGACGATTTTAAAAACCTGTTCATGTGTGAATTTGTTGACGACAAGGCGTCGGTGTTCCCGTTCGAGGATCTGCAACGCTGCATGGTCGACACGCTGGAAGAATGGGAAGACTATGCGCCGTTTGCCGCCAATCCGTTCGGCTCACGTCCGGTATGGATTGGTTACGACCCGTCACACCGTGGCGACAGTGCCGGATGCGTGGTGCTGGCACCGCCGGTGGTGGCCGGTGGCAAATTCAGAATACTTGAGCGTCACCAGTGGAAAGGCATGGACTTTGCCACCCAGGCTGAATCCATCCGCAAACTCACCGAAAAATACAACGTCGAATACATCGGAATTGATGCCACCGGCCTCGGTGTCGGCGTGTTCCAGCTCGTTCGCTCGTTCTATCCCGCCGCGCGCGATATCCGCTACACGCCGGAAATGAAAACCGCAATGGTGCTCAAGGCAAAAGACGTTATTCGCCGTGGCTGTCTGGAATATGACGTCAGCGCCACCGACATCACCAGCTCGTTTATGGCTATCCGCAAGACCATGACCAGCAGCGGACGCAGCGCCACCTATGAGGCCAGCCGCAGCGAGGAAGCCAGCCATGCCGACCTCGCCTGGGCGACCATGCACGCCCTGTTAAATGAGCCACTCACCGCCGGTATCAGCACCCCGCTGACATCCACCATTCTGGAGTTTTACTGATGAGCAAGAAAAAAGGGAAAACACCGCAACCTGCGGCAAAAACAATGACCACCAGCGCCCCGAAAATGGAGGCATTCACCTTTGGTGAGCCGGTGCCGGTACTCGACCGCCGTGACATTCTGGATTACGTCGAATGCATCAGTAACGGCAGATGGTATGAGCCACCGGTCAGCTTTACCGGTCTGGCAAAAAGCCTGCGTGCTGCCGTGCATCACAGCTCACCGATTTACGTCAAACGTAATATTCTGGCCTCGACATTTATCCCGCATCCGTGGCTTTCCCAGCAGGATTTCAGCCGCTTTGTGCTGGATTTTCTGGTGTTCGGTAATGCGTTTCTGGAAAAGCGTTACAGCACCACCGGTAAGGTCATCAGACTGGAAACCTCACCGGCAAAATATACCCGCCGTGGTGTGGAAGAGGATGTTTACTGGTGGGTGCCGTCCTTCAACGAGCCGACACCTTTCGCGCCCGGCTCCGTGTTTCACCTGCTGGAGCCGGATATTAATCAGGAGCTGTACGGCCTGCCGGAATATCTCAGCGCCCTTAACTCTGCCTGGCTGAATGAGTCGGCCACGCTGTTCCGCCGCAAGTATTACGAAAACGGCGCGCATGCCGGATACATCATGTACGTCACCGATGCCGTGCAGGATCGCAACGATATCGAAATGCTCCGCGAAAACATGGTGAAGTCGAAAGGCCGCAACAACTTTAAAAACCTGTTTCTCTATGCCCCGCAGGGGAAAGCTGACGGCATTAAAATTATCCCGCTCAGTGAAGTGGCAACGAAGGACGATTTTTTTAATATCAAAAAAGCCAGCGCCGCTGACCTGCTGGACGCGCACCGCATCCCCTTTCAGTTGATGGGCGGCAAGCCGGAGAACGTCGGGTCGCTGGGTGATATTGAGAAAGTGGCAAAGGTCTTTGTCCGCAATGAGCTTATCCCGTTACAGGACAGGATCCGCGAGATAAACGGCTGGCTCGGTCAGGAGGTCATCCGCTTTAAAAACTACTCACTGGACACTGACAACGGCTGAACATCGCCGCCTACGGGCGGCTTTTTACAACCCGCCATCACGCCCTCACACGCTCACCACCGCACAAAACACCCCGCAGACACACCAACGCCCCGGCGCACAATCTAAACGCCATCACGACGCGCTCAGACGCTGAAAAAATAAAATCAGCACCACCGCCAGCGCGCAGTGCTTTCCCCGCCTCGCCCGCCCGCTTCATGGGTCGGTTTTAATGCAGGTGCATGAACACACTGGAGACGCACCAGTACTGGCGGTGGTCACGTAGATCCGCCCCTTAAAAGCCATGCAGAATAATGCAACTATTGCGGGCGTCGGCTAATCATCTTCTAAAGGTGGAATTTTGATGCCACTAATTAGCAGTACTTTCCGGTATGCCTCAAAAATAATGTTGTGTGTTTTTTGTAAATCATCAAGCATTTTTTGCCGTCCTGCTGGGGTATCTTTGGCAAAATTATGAGCGCGAAAAAAATCATGTGCCAAGTAGTTTCTGGCTTTAAGAGCATCTGACACATACTCCAGTGTATCAGCATCCTCCACCATCCTAGACTTCAGTGCGTAATTCAATTTACCCAGCGTGTATTTATCCATTTCTAAAAACTGTTTTTTCAGCGACTGTATATCTTTCCCCTGACTCATATCATACTCAGTGATAACATTTATCAACTCAGTCTCCAGTAATTGAGCTGCTTCCGAAGCATAACCAAATTTCCAATAAACCATATCAAGCGTCACCATATAATCTATTCCCCATATAACAAATCACACCCAAAATTAAATCATAATACATAATTAAATCTAACGCCTCTCTGCACCAGAAGAAGTCATGTTAACGCTTATCATGGAACTTTTTCCATTTTGTCATCAACTTCCCAGCATCAAGTTCTACATGATGCGGTTGTAGAGTTTTACCCTCAAACATAGTTTTGTGGATACAATTAATAGAGAAATGAACCGTTAAGTCCTCTGGATTAATCCCCATTAATCCTTTATCAAACATTCGGTGTAAACTTACTTCAAGTAACAGGCCATTAGATGTGTTATTATTTGCTGATTCTGTTATTGCTTCAATATGTGCGGCTTCCAATATCCCCTCTGGCAATGGATAGCCAGTAATAGCACATCTGCCATTGAAGTTATCCCAAACACGGCGTTTGAAATCAGCTTGATCTCCAGCATGACGGACTTTGTGAGTAACCTCGACTGTTCGTCCTGTAGCACAGGTATCGTTTGCGGCCTTGAAAGGATTAGTTAGACTTTCATTAATGGCTATATCCGTTCCATCCATGATAAGAGATATTTCATTATTGGGTTCGGGTGATGTTAATGGACTTATGTACTGATTGCTTAAAAAAGTCATACTAGATTCTTCATCAGTCGCGAGTTTCCACGCTTCTGATTGTGTCATTGTTAGCAATGCCGTTTGATAAACTTGCTTATTAAAATAACGTTTATCTTTCTTGTAACTCCCCATATTAATAGTACTAGATTTAATCGGAAGTGTTTTATCACCAATTAGTAGATCACGTATTTCTACAGTCTCTTCTAAGGTATCAATAGGAGCTACTATAGGGTTAGTAAACGGGTTATCTACATGATCTACGTGGTTGTGTCGTAAATGCCACTCTATAGCACTATCTTTTATATGTATCTCGCAGACAGGGCATACAATAAGCCCCATAGATGTTACAGGTAGCTTTTTGCCACCGATTAAGCGTAATGTATTTGCATTCTGGTTATGTACTTTCTTTTGGTTCTGTGTCAGTACACTACGCTTAGCCTCTAAACGGGTCGGAATCTTAGCAAGATTAAGCGATTTACGGCTATCTTGTCTCTCAAGATCATAGATCCGAATCCCTGCTTCAGTTTTGATTTTTGTCCACATAGAGACAGAACTAAGGAATTTATGTCCATGTACTTTTTCATAATCAGCATAAGCTTGCAAAGTAGCAGTGGAACTATCTAATCCTTTTTTACGGAGTGCTGTATATTGCTGAAAAAGATTAATAGCATGAGCTGTAATAGAGCGCCTATTCTCTATAATTTGCGCTTTTTTTGCTGCTTGTTCTGCTTGCAATGCTTTTTGTTCAGGGGTAAGCGACTTCTTTTTGGCTTTCTTGGTTCTTTTCTTACTCAAAGTTTTCTTACTGTTATTGTTCATTTTGCAAGCCTTTAATCTAATTCATGGAAAGGGGCATTCACTTGCCCTGTATCCAGTAAACTGACATAACACGATATAAGCAAGCTCCGTAATTCTTTCATGTTAATCATCAATGGTCCATTGTGAATCCCGGCCACTCATCAGCGACCGGATACGTGAATTTTTTACCGTCGTAATTTACAGTCGCGCCACGCGCCAGCGCCTCAAGCTCCCATCTCTGAGGCCTGATACCGTTCTGAGCAAGGTCAACGCGGATACGGGTAATTTGCATTCTTTCCGACCGGGTCAGTCTGGCCGATGGCGCTATTTCATGCGGTTTTAACGGGCTTCCGTTTCTTTGCTGACGGTTTGGTCTTCTCAGGCCGTGTTTTAATGCGCCCCTGAGCGCCCTCACGACCTCCGGGTCATACCATTCGATAACACCGTCATCAACCAGATTAAGCACTGCTGCGGCGTGCTCAGAAGGCGTGGGAGCCGGTAACGAAGTATCACCACCGGTGAGCTTTCCACAGTTATTGACAGGACTCCGAGGCGCGGCGATGCCGCTTTTTAAAGTCAAAGGCTCAACGACCGGAACTTTCGGCACAATGCGCCAGTCCGTCGTTCTGGTGATATGAATATGACGCGCGCCGAGATGCGGCGCGTAAATGCCGACCACTCTCTCGACTTCTTCCTCGTACTCGTTAACGTCATCCGACGGGCTACGGGCGACCCTGACAGTCTGACAATCGCGCGGGACATTTGCCCCACCCTGCGCGCTGATATACAACGCAAAATCACCACTGTCTGCGGCGGCGCGTGCAGCCTCGACGCGTTCGTCAAACTCATCAGCAATGCTGACGCCACGAGGCAATTTGCGTAGTTCACGGTAAGCCCCCATTGTCGGCAGGCCAACCGTTTTAAATTGCGGAATGCGCCACGTTGACGCCCATGCGGTAACAGCCGCGGCAGTATCTTTAAGCGGCCTGCCGGTATCGTTATCGAACTGACCATCCAGTGCATAGCCGTCGATGTTTTTTGAGATGTATTTCGCGATATACCCCGCAGCACCGCCCCGGTTAAGGTGTTTTGCCTGAAAACGGTTTCGCGCGGCTCCTCTTTCGTCGCCATCCTCTTTGAGCGCATAGCGACGCATGATTTCGATAATCTGGTTACGCTGGCGCGGATTACAAAAAAGCATCATATGCCAGTGCGGCGTTCCGTCGTGGTGTGGCTCGACGACACGCAAACCGTAGACCTGTAAATCATTATCCTTGAATGCCGTGCGCATCAGGCTCCAGATACGGCAGAGATAACGCTGCGCATCCTTTGGATTAAATGCCTCATCGTTCCAGCCGTGATTAAGCTGAACGGTTTTACTTTCGCCTTTTCCGACCTGACGTGTCGGGTGATACTTTGACGGCGCGGTAAGCGTGATAAACATCCCCACATCACCCTCTGCGGCGGCGTAACGCTCAATACCGGCAATGGTGTTCATCAGCTCCATCCGGCGAATTTCAGGATTAGAAATACTGCCCATCACCTTACTGATAAGGTCGATGCGCTCGCCTGTTTCCCTGTTTTCAAGGTCACACGATTTAAGAAATTCCAGATTTGCCTGGCGGCGCGCACGCACATCACGAATGGCATGTTTACTGGCATAAGGAGAACGGTCTTTATTGACCTCCCCGACAGCAATCAGTAACGCCTCATGCCAGCGCATACGCTGGCCTTTAAGCTGATGAGTCCACCACTCATCGTTAAACAGGCGGGCAATGGCAGAATATGCCTGCCTCGTGGTCATCTGTCCTTTACGGTATTTTTTCCAGTAGAGCGGGGAAATATTGAAAGCACGTGCAGCGCCAGCAACATGACCATACAGGTGAGCCTGCGCCTCATCCGTAAACAGCGATTCTTTTTCGCCATGGGCATCCACCCAGGCATCGCAGAGTTCCTCATACATCATGAAAAGCTGCGATGAGATACGGGCGGCAAATTTTTTCAGCTCCTTGTCATTCATTCCCGGCAGGCGCGCATAGTGGTCACGCTCTGCCAGAAACAGTAACGACGCGTCGGTGTTCATTTCATGGCGCTGATTCACGCGCTCAATGCGCGGCCATAAACGACGCTGAAAAGTGGATGTGAGGAAATAAAACCCGTGCACCGGGCTTTTATTGCGCCGGATGTAGTCATAGCGTGAAGTAAACAGCGAGCGCAAAAAGTAAGGCAGGCGGTTAATCGTGGATAAAACACCTTGCACCTGACGCATCTCGTCACGTGTAAGAGGTCTTTCGCGCCCGACAGCCTCGCGTGGCGCGTTCCATGCATAAGCACCGGTAAACGCCTTACCGGTGCCTGCGGCAAATGCTGACGGAGGGACAAAACGCCCGGAGGCTTTAACGGCCATATGAGCCAAAAGCCTCTGAACAACGCTTGCTGAGTTGCTCAACCTGCGCGTTTAAATCAGCAAAAGACTTTGCGCTTCCGGTCAGAATATCGTGATGCATCAGGCCGGAAACGAGCTGGCTTAATTTCGGGTAATAACCAACCACCGCCAGCCACTCCTGACCGGCGTTTTTACCGCTTTCCGCTCTCTTTTTCTCGTGGAGAATAAACTGGAAGCTGTCACTGGTAACCACATAACGTTCGCCAATTTCAATACGAATGCTCATGCCATTCTCCGGTAATGTTTGTTTTTTGCTTCAAAGACTGACTGACAGGAAACACAACGCGTGGCTGACGGATAAGCCGCACGACGGGCAGCAGGTATTGGCGCGTCACACTCTTCGCAAACCAGCGCAGAAGCACCGCAATGTTTTACCCTTGCCGCGTTAATCTGGCGCTCCAGTAATTCAGCCTGTTGTTCCTGAATAAAATCTACGTTGTCCGGCATTACCAGCTCCTTTTATCGTTAAGTTTCCTGGATACATCAGCGCAATAACTGGCGAGTTCTGTCGTTAATTTTGTCAGTTCATCCACTGAGGAAATTTGCTTGTGGAACACAGCGCGTTTAACAAGTAAATTGACCACATCAGACAGGAGGTTTAATTCATTCTGATAAATCGCGATAACAGATTCAGTTATGTCGCGTTTTTCTTTATCAAGACAAAGTTGAATAAGAGACAAATCGCCATTTTTCATAACGGCGATTTTTAAGGCGTTATTCAGTAATACAACTGAATGAGAACAGGACATCAAAGCACCTCCCCGCGAGACAATCCGATATTGTGAAATTTTTCCGACTCCTGACTGAGCAGCTCGACTATCTCCACGCGGGATAACTCCGCCTTTGTGATATGGCGAATCATGGCG